TGACATAGCATTACATGCTGCACCAAATGAAGTCCCAACTGTATAGTCAGTATCTATTGTTGTTCCATTCTCCCAGAATATTTTCTCAGTTCCTCCGCCAGTTGCTCCAGATCCAGCATCAGTCCAATCTAAATTTCCCGATCCATCAGTTTTTAAAACTTGATCTGCTGAACCATCACCGTCTGGAAGGATAAATGTAGTTGTCCCTGAGAATGCTCCATCAGATTTGAAAGCAACATAGTCATTAACAGTTGTCCCACCAAACCTTATATCACATGCTCCAGATGCAGTAGCACTGATATTTACACCAGTAGCACTTAAGGAACATGCTTCAGTAATACCACTCCCTACAGCAGCACCATAAGCAGTTATCTTACCTCCACTAGCAATAGTAGATAGATGAGTTGCTTGGAAAGTTCCAGTACTTGAATTAAATAATAAATTATCACCAGTTTTAGGAGCTTGATCTCCTGTTGCCGCTGTAGTAAATACAGGGAAACATGTGGTATCTGAGCTTTCATCAGCTACTGGAATAGTAGTTGTATCTACATCAGCCCAGGTTAATTTATCTGAGCTATCTTTATATTGTAAGAATTTACCATCAGAAGGCGCATTACTAATATCTAGTTTAGCTTCTGCTATAGAATCGTCTGCTAATTTACTTCCAGCAATAGCTGCTGAAGCATTAACATCAGCATTAATGATTTCACCATCTTTAATGGATTTTGAATTAATTTCTGTTAATGCCATTAGGTCGCTATCTCCTCTATTACGAATCCTGTTTTACAGGCAGCTGCTGAATAGTAACTTCCTGATGCACCAGTTCCTGGATAAGTATAATTTATGGAATCTCCTCCACCAAATCTAATTGAAAAGGTTTTTTGAGTTGTACCCCAAGATGCCATCTTATATATAAAGGACATTGCATGGTTATGTTCCCAACCACTAGAACTTGTATAATGACTTCGGACTTGTAAAGCGTCATTTGTACCAGATACAAATAATGCACAACTCATTGCATCTGAATTATTGACTTGTTCTGATTGACTAAAATGAGCTGTTATATATAAATCACAACTAGCGGTACTAGGAGTATAATTCCCACTCCATACTTCCGCACCTTCAGTTATCTGAGGTGCTGTATCGTCATGAGGAAAATAGGTAGCAGTACAAGTATTTCTAGGAATTTCAAGATATGTTTTTTTCAGTAATATACCTCCTCCAGTAATACTATTAGCACTTAATGCCCCAGCTACCGTAACATTACCATTACTAGCTAACGTTAAATTTGCTGTTCCAGTATTCCCTGAATGTTTCAGGGTATCTACGATTACTTCACTCATGGCTTAGGATTGTCTGCTTTTACTTTATCAATGGCTTCGACCCACTTGTTAGTACCATTTTTCTTATCCCAATAAATCATATCCAGTTGTGTGAATATATCGGGAAAGGTGAATTTACGTTTTACTGACCAATCTGGTTCAGATTCAGGAGGATTGTAAATTGTCATGCTCCTATCTCCATAGCTATCATAATTGCTTTATTTGACTGACTTGCTGCTCCTTGTCCACCATAATTATAATGGGCATAAGTAGGGTTTTGATCAGTCCATTGACTAGTTTGATAGGTTAATTCTTCAACTGTTCCACTACCACCATAAGGATCATCTACGAATGTGTAGCTCCAGTTTATGGATGTCCAGTCATAAGCATTACCATATCCAGATAAACCAGTTAAATCTGTATAGGAACCTGTACCTATTTTTCTTGAAAGTTTTAATTCAGCATGGTTACAGTAATAAACGATACCATGTGCATAATGTTGAATTAATATTTTACTTGTATTACTTGTAGGTGTTATAGATACAGTAGGTGTTCTAGCTTCCCAAATATCAGCTGTATGGGTTTTTTGACCTGTAGTTGTTGTAGCATACTGAAGTTGTAAAATCTTTCCTCCACCAGCTTCAGCCCAACTCATGGCTCCATTTGAATCAGTTGTTAAGAACTGATCAGCCACTATATTTGATGGTAACTTTAGTACTGTATTGTCTGCTGTACTAGCTGGTCCTTGTAGTTCTGTTGAACCACCGCCAGCTGCTGCTTTAATTTTTACTCCACTCATGATTTAGGATATTTATCTTTTGTAGCTTTTATGGTAGCTTTCCATGCATCTATACCGTTATGGTAGATGTCATCCAACTGATCGACCACAGAGGGATATTCTTTTTCTCTTTTATTGTGATAATCCTGCTTGTCAAATTCAATGTTAACAGCAGACATGTCGATATCTATTAGATTACCATCTTTATCCTTAGCTGAATAAGTACCTGCTTTATTAAAAACTATTACAGCCTCTGGATATAATTCAGTAATTATTGTACATCTATTTATCATGCTGCTACCTCCTGAATAGTTATCCAATCAGCACTATGACCAAAAGTGCCTGTATCTCCCCAACCTAAATAAAGAGTTGTGCTAGTTGAATGACGAGCACAGTAAAGATTGAAAGTTGTAGCTGTACCTGCTGTCCAAGTCGGTGTTACATGTGCAGAAAAACTGCAATTCATCCAAGTATAAGTATTACCTTGTGATGTACCCATGAATTCAGTATCAGCAGACCCACCACCTAAGATAGCATCATCTTGTCTTATTGCCAGGTACATGTAATTACCAGAGTTTCCAAGAGCTTCTGTCTTAACATGTATCAAAGCTGTACTATCACTAGCAACAGGAGTATAAGTAACTTCTATACCACTATCTACCCAACTTGTGCTAGTAACAGCTCTTTGTGTTTCTGGAAAACTACCAGTAGCTACTCCAAGGATTTTTCCTCCACCAGCTTCGACCCAGGCACCATCACCTCTATAAAAAGTACCAGTACCTGCTGTACCACTGGTTGATTTAAGATCAGCAGGTAAAATTTTTGCGTCTTCTAATCCGCCTTCAGCTAATCCAGTTAAAGTACCAGCTGATCCATTTAATACTAATCCCATTAGCTAATCACCCAACGTCCGTTTACAGTTACAGTGCATCCCGTTAGGGTTATAGGACCGACACTGTGTGCCCCTTTTCCTGCTGCTACAGTGTAGTCATCAGTTATTTCATCATCATTTATATAGATAGCATCATTCGCTACAGTACTTGAGACATCAGACCAAGCAAGTGCTCCAGCTCCATCAGTAGTGAGAGCTTGGTTTGCAGAACCATCTGCTGCTGGAAGTGTCCAAACTTTATTAGATGCTACTGTTGCAGGACTTTTAAATCCTACATAATTTGAAGAGTTAGCATCATTTAATCTGACTTCACCTTGATCACCAGTAACGAAGTGTCCTTTACACCAGATATCAGTATCTTTGATATGTGCAAACTGTGCATCATTATCACCACTGTCATCGTGCCAAAATTCAACATCTCTACCAGTACCAGTTAGTATTTGTAAAGGTACATTATTAATTTCAATTTGACCTAAATTAGCAGTACCATCATAATTTATACTTAAATCAGAATCATCACCCCAGTAAGTATGTATATCATCATTAGACGATTGAGTTTTTAGAAAAGTAACTCCAGTGCTAGTGATATGAACACTATGGTTTCCATCATAACCTAACTCTAATCTGTCATTTGCACCGTCTAAAAATAAAGCTCTTCCTGCAGTATCATTGCTAATAAGTTGAATCTCATCAGCATTGATAGCAATACCACCATCGTTGGCTTCAAGTACAGTTACTTCAGGAGTATGTTTTATTAACATATCGTTATCTGTTCCTGTTCCAAAGGCAACAGAAACATTATCGTTAAACCGTACTCCAGTATCACCACCAATTGGTACATTTTCTGCCCACTTAAATCCTCCTGTAGCAGTACTATCTGCTGTTAGGACATAATCATTAGTTGGAGCATTAGCATTTAACTTTGCTTCAGTAACTGTCTCATCACCTGGAGTAGGTATTTCAACAGCTGAACCCATTAGGGTTACAAATATAGTTGAGTCAGCAGGGGGAGCAGTACAGAATTTAATTCCATCAGTTCCATCCATATGGAATCCTTCATTACTAGAACTCCAAGAACCAGCATTACTCTTTTGAACAACACCATTTAAGACAACTAATAGTTGATTCCTATTAGTTACACTTGCTGCAGACGTACCATCAAATAAATCAAATTGAGTAGCAGATCCATCAAAGGTTAGAGTACCATCATGTGGTTGACCATTTGTTTTAACAGTTAATGATTTAAACTCACCTGTTGATGTAACCTGCGCCCAAGCTGCTTGTAAATCTGAAGTACTTGTACTATCAGCTGGAGCACCAAAGACGTACATCTTATTATCAGATGTGTTGAAATACATGTCCCCATCACAAGGATATGCACCAGTATTAGCACCATTAGCATCACATAAACCAGTTACAGGTGCAGAAGCTGCTACTCTATATCTTGCAGCAAAGTCATTTATATCATTACTTAAACTTAAGACATCACCATCTTTAGCTAAGAATTTATAGAAGGTATAAGTATGAGCTGTAGTGGTTGTCTGGACTAACATTGTGTAGTTAGCACTTAATGTTGAACCAGCATCTGTTGGTATACCTGTAATTGTTACAGTACTACTTCCACCTGCTCTTGTTCCGTTGGAACTTGTACCACTAGAAACAGTAAGTCCATTTGGATTGGTGATACTTAAAACAGTACCAGAATCGTTATTAGGATCAGGGTTACTAGTTGGGAAGTTATCTTTATCAGGAACGATAACGAAACCACCAACTGAGTTAACAACATCAACAACGTGATCTGCTACAGCTTTAGATGTAGGAATCTTTGCATCGCTATTACTAGTAAGAGTAGTTTCTGTATCTGATATATTTCCTATCTGTACAGCATTAGCAGTGATGGTTGTAGCCCCAGCATTGTCTATGGTGACATCACCAGACATATCAACTTCAGTTGCTTTATTAGAACCATTACCAACTAGTATTCTACCACTATCTAGGTTCTCTAGTTTAGTAAATTCAATAGCAGCACTAGCATTTACATCTGCATTAACAATAGATCCATCTACAATTTTAGATGAATCTACAGAGTTTGCAGATAGGTGAGCAAGGTCAACAGAACCATCAACATAATGCTCAGAATTGATAGAATCATCGGCTATCTTATCACCATTTACTGCATCTCCACGGATTTTTTCTCTTGTTACAGCTCCATCTAATAAACTAGCAGTATTAATTCCTCCATCTTTTAATTCTTGTAAAGCATATATATCTTGATCTTTATTAGAATTTAAATCAAGAGCTCTAATTGATGAACCTGCTTGATATGTTGCTTTAGATGTATCTACATCTGTATCACGATATATTCTAACATTATTTGAACCGCTTGCTGGTGCATTACCTGCAGTAAATTGTACTTCACCTCCACCAGTAGAGGTATAATTAGCTACTGTAAAATTAGTAGTATCTGTCCAGACATCAGGAGAGGTGGTAAGAATGGATACTTTAATGTCTTCTTTTTTTATTGAGGGAAAGGTAAAGGTGAAACCAGTTAGAGCAGATCCATCCCCATTTCGTAGTTGTTGTACTATTGCCATTTGTTATTGTCGTTGTAATTCATGAATACGATCAAGGTCTGATCCAGGTGTGATACCTTTTAGACGTGATTTAAATTGACCTGCTTCAGACTTTTGCTCATAAATTTCTCCTCTAGTTGATAACTGACTTAGAGCATATTTAACAGCTGTCCTTAAAGCAACATTTAAATTATTATGTGTATTTAATAATTCTTCTCTAATATTAACAGTTTTAACACCACCTCTATTAACTTCCCTAAATAACTTTCTAAATTCTTTTGAACTATGTCTTCTCATTTCACGTTCTATAGCTCTTTTGAAAATACCAGATTCACCCATTATTCTCATCATTTCACTTCTTTGGTCTGTAGTTAATTTAACTCCTTTTAATGTTTTTAAAATAGGTCTAGCATCATATTCAATTCCCATTAAAAATTCTTTTTCTGGAGTTATACTTGGACCTGTTTTCATCATGAAATTATAGACATTATTAGCTCTTTCCCAGAAACCTACATCTTCACCAATACGTTCTCCTGTAATCCAGTCATACTTAGGTGCTAATTTATTTCTTGCACCAGGGTTTCTAGCAGCAACTAAATCAGCAAATTCTTGATTTATTTCAACCATACCTTTAGTCCATAGTTGAGATTGTTCTCTTCTAAATCCACTGAAAGGTAATAAACCACTACCAAATGAAGCACTCCATCTTGCAATAGAACTTGGATTACCACTTAATATATCAAATAAAGGTTCTATTTGTGAAGTAAAAGATTTATTAGTTAAATTAGTAGCTAATATCCAACTTAATTTAGATAACATTTCTGTATCTTCTTGTAGTGTACCTGCATAATTACCACCAAGATCAAATGCATCACCACCAACATCAAAGTTATCCATTACATCAACAGTAAGTGCTAACCAATCACTTATACCTGGTATGCCATCATAACTATACCATTTCCCATCCCAGCCTTTAATAGTACGTTTTTTATATCCAAGAGAATCCCTTACTTTCTGTCTTGTTTTATCATAAATACCGTTACCTCTAATAGCAGTTTGAGAGAATAGTCCAATAGCACCTAAAACAGCTAAGGTTCCTATAGCTTTTCTACCAAGCATTTCAGCTCGTCTTGTATTCCATTCAGCTCTTAAATCAATACCTTTTTTATTGATATCAAGACCATCAGCTGCTAAAGTTCTTTTAGCATCATTTATATTTAATATTTCAGTACCTTTATTATAACGTTTTAAAACTTCATCAGAATCAACTAAGTCTTCCCAAGGTAATCTATATTTTTGAACTCTATTAATAAATGGAAGTACAGTTGCAGGATTATGGCTTCCAGCAAATTTGATTATATTAGTGGTTGTTTTTGAAAACATAAACCATGCTCTTAGAACAGGTGCTCGTTTCATTACAGCATTAACACCATCCATAGTTTTGCTATTAGCATTCATAGCAATTTCTCTACTAGCATTATCAATTGCTTTATCTACAATGAATCCGTTATCATCAAACATTTCATCATAGACACCTTTCCAAGTTTTGTTGAATATATCATCTGTAAATTCATCACCAATATTAACTAATTCATCAAATACTCTACCACGTGCTTCTGCTGATGCTACCATAGATCTAGTAAAACCATCATAAGCACCCATTGCATTTGCACTGAATCTCATCCAAGGATGTTCACCAAAATCATTCATTGGTTCGATGACATCATTCATGAAAGTACTTAAGGCATAATCACCTTCTTCTTCCATTGCTTTACCAATTTCTTTATTTAATTTAATTTGATTGGCATTTTTACGAGCAATATCATCACGTAATACATATCTAATTGAATTAGGATCTTGCCAAGATCTACGCATAATTTGTGCCATATGGCTAAAAGATTTTTGAACAGAATCTAAAAAACCATAATTATACATATACATAGCTCTTCTCATAGTATGCATATCTCCTGTTAGCATAGCCCCTGCATATGTAGCTAGTGGACGTTCAACTAAAAGAACTGTATTTGCAGCAAAAGCTTTTAATGGAGTACCTAAACCTGATAATACTGAATTATAAATAGTAGCCCAAGCACCTTGAACCCACATTGATGGTACTTCTGGTTGACCATCTATAAAAGCTTTTCTTATTATACCAGTAGAATTTCTTACATAATTATTTAAATCTGCTATATTCTTTATATTACCATCAGTCATTTCATATGCTAATGCTAATGGTTTTAAGAAATGCGGTCTTTCTGCTTTTACTTCTCTTAATGTATCAATAGTTCTTTTTGCTTCAGCAGATATTTCAGCTAAATCATCTAAAACTGTACTATTTTCTTGTGCTAAAGCTGCTAAAGCTGTCTCAAAATCAAACCTAGCTGTTTTTGATCCATGTTTTTGAATATTAGTTGTTGCAGTTGCCCATCTTTTAAACCAGCCTAACATTGATAGTCCTCTACCTCTTGCATAAGAGGTCTGACCTTTTAATGTCATTAAGAATTCTAACCTATCTAATATTAAATCTTGAGCACGTGACATAGCTAAAGTATCTTCCATTAATCTAGCACCTTCAGCAAGATCAGATACTTGACCACTTATAGAATCTGCTAATAAAGCTTGTGCTTTAGCTAAATCTAGATTTAAATAGTCATCTAAATATTTTCTAATATTTTCAAATACAGCTACATAAGCTTCATCTTTTAATACTCTAGCTCCTGTATTTATATCTAAACCTGATAATGGTCTTAATATATCTGCCATACTATCAACATCTAAATCATATAAGTCAGCTGCTAATTTTCTACCTACATCACCAATTTGTTTTGAATTTAATAGTGTTTTACCTTTTGGAGTAACAAATCCAAATTTACCTGCCTTAAGTAATTCTTCTTTAGCTTTTTGAAAAATTTTTTTTGCTTGTTCAGATGATCTAAGAGAAGATTTTAAATCAGCTTCACCTATACCATTAGCAATTCTTTTTGAAAGACCACTATCAACATTTAATTCTCTTCTTGCTGCATCTACAGCAGACTCTGCCATACCATATTCAGATTTATATAATATACCTTGTTCTGCAGGGTCTATTAAAGAATCTTGGAGTCCTTGTATAGGTTTAGTTGTATTAGGATTATCTTTTAATACTTCTTCACCATATAATTTACGTTGTTTTTCTTTTCTAAGTTTATTATTTAATAAATCATTTTCAACAACATTCTCAGAAAGAACTTCTCTTTCAGCCTTAATATTATTCATATATTTTAAAGACTGAGTATCTTCTGATACTATTCTAGTGGTTTTTGTAGCTGTATCAATTCCTCGTTGAAGTCTGCCTATAATAAGGGTAGCATCTAATAATTCTCCTATCCAATTTAATCCTATACCTTCATTGCGATTCTTGATCATTTTTAATTCACGAGAATCACCATCTAAAGTCGCCCAATCTTCAGGTAACCATCCCCAGAATCTTGGCCAATTCTTTTTCAACATTCCTTGTAAATTATGATCTTCATAATTACTAGGGGCAACTGTATCTACTAACCAACCTGCTGTTGTAGTTATACCAGCACCTGCTCCCCATCCTACTATTTTACGTTTACCAAAACCCCATTTAGTTTTATCAACGACTTTACCCCAACCTAATTTACCATATTTAGATAGTTGTAATCCAGGTATAACAAGAGAAGAAAGATCTCTTACAGCTTGTAAACTTTCAGATTCATATTTAGGTAATGTTGGTATTTTAGTATCTCCAGGTAAAGGTTTTAATGCTAGATTAACTAGACCAATCATACTATCAGTCCAGCCAGCTCCCATTGCAGCACCATATCTAGAAATTCCAGTAAAACCTTTTAAAGGATTACTTACATCACCAGATGTAGAAGCAAATTCATCAGCACCTGATTTTCTAAATTCCTCCCATGTTTTTTTATCTCCTGTACCTAATCCTTTAAGTAACTGTAGAATTTCAGAATCAGTTCTGGCTCTAAAAATTTTATCCCCATGACCTTTTCTATAAAAAGCTCCTTCTGGTAAATCTTTATCTCGTTGGACACCTAATGTCCAATCCCAAACAGTTCGTAATTTACTTTGATCTTCAGGAGGATCCCAATCAGGAGTTTTATTTTTTTTAGGTTTTTCAGGAGATACAGTAGCAGGTTCACTGCTATTCTCTTCTAATTCTCTTGCATTACTGTCTAATGTATTTAGTACTTCTTGAGCTGCATTAGAATCAAAGTTTTGATTTAATTTTTCTAAAAGAGACGCTGGCGTACCAGCATTTTCTTTACTCTCTTCTAATTCTTCAGGATCCATAATTAGTTATTTTTTAGTTGATGGTTCAAGTTGTTTTATCATCTCATTTAAATACTTATTAGATAAGAATTTTAGAGCTGTTTTATCACCATACTTGTATGATGTCCTCCAAAAATCAATATGATTGTCTATATCTAATGCACCGTAACTATTATTAAAATTCCAGGCATCTGGATTGTTTATTATTAATTCATACATAGCTGCAACTTTTGGGGCGTCAGCTCCGTATAATATTGACTCATCAAGAATTTCTTCTCCACTACCATCCTCAACCAGAAAGCTATTAAAAGCGTTATCTGTTTGTCCAAAAATTGATATATTAGCTAATGCATTATTATATGTTAGAAGTTTAGACCGATTCGCAGGATCTAATCTATGTATTTCATCATTTGTTGGTGATAACCATACAGGAGCTTCTGTGTCATCTAAATTTTCTGGATTCAATCCTTCTGGATCTACTGCCAGAGCAGCTAAATTAAGAACATCCAAAGCTGTAAGACCGTGCTCTTGACCTAAATATTGTGCACGTTCAACTAATTCATTATGAACCCAAGCTGAACCTTTACCTCCAGTTCTTTGATATAAAGCTCCTATTGTGTTTAATTCTTTTTTAGTAAAGAATAAACTTCCAGTAACATTACCTTGATCATCAACTTTAGCTTCTTTAAAAGCTTCTGGACCTAAGTCTTGTATTATTTTTTGAAATTCTTTATTTAAATCATTAGGACTTTTAAAACCTTCAGCATGTACATTTGGTAAGACACCAGCATATTCTACTTGTCCATTTTTGGAGTTAGTTGATAGTCCTTTATAATAACCTTGATCATCTACTTCTTCCTTTTGTAGATCAGTATATGCTTGTTTTGCAGCTTGACCAGGTGGTAATTTATTTGGTCCTTCTCGAAGATAATAAGCAACTTTTGCTCTATATTTATTTTGTAATTGATCTATTTTTGCTGTAATAGTAGCATTACCTGGATTAACTGCATTTACACCTGCATCAACTTTAACTTTCTCTGATATAGCAGTTAGATATGTAGATACTCCAGGTTTAGCTTCTTCTATAGCTTCAGCTAGACTAATAAATTCTTTATGTAATGAAGGGTGTCTATCTTGAACTTCTGCTTTAGTTAGAGTTCCATTAGTTGCCATACCCATTAATTCTGCTCTTTGGGCATTAATTTGCAGTCCTTCTAGAGTAGCATTGGTATAAATATAATCTAAAATAGGAGTTTTCATTCCTACAAATCTTGGATCTGTTGCTATTTTATTTTTAATATCAATTATTTCTTGTTGTGTATATCCATCTGTCGATGCTTTCGCTAATAAGTCATCACGCATTTCTTCTAAATCTTCTTGAGTCTCATTATCCTCTATATTCTTTTGACCATCTTTCCAAGCAGCATTGGCTACTAACATTTTATTATAATCTTTTTTATATCTTTCTCCAAATTTATACACTTTACCAGAATCTTTATCTTTTACTGGTATATTATAAACGTTTTGTAGCATTTGATCACCGTTTTCTCCATACACACCTGCTTTAAAATTTTCAACTAAATGAGTTGTAACCTTATTACGTGCACCAACTATACCATAATCTGGTGTTAATAGATCTATTGTATTTTGCCAGTAATTAGCTGTGTATCCGTGCTTCTCATTTTTCTTAGTAAATCCACCAGCAGCTGTCACATCAGTATCAAATCTAGTTAAAGTAGAATCTGTTCTACCCTCTTCTAATTCTTTGTTTCTTGATGTTAACCATGCTTGTTTAGCTTGTTGTTCACGCTGTCTTAATACAGGAAAGACAACTTTATTTAAAATTTCTACTGGATAAGCATCTCTTTTATCGTTACCAGCAAAGTTTCCAAGTAATTCTAATCTAATTTTATTCTGAATAGCCTCGTATTCAGCTTCATCAGCAGCACCAATAAGTTGAGGATTACCTAAAGGATTATATCCATTAGCTATATCAGCAGCACGAGCTTCCATAGCTCCTTTTTTGAAATTACTAGATTGTTTATTAAAATAATCAGTAACAAAAGGATCTTTATCTGGATTAATTTCTGGATCATTACCAGCTTCTAATCCTATTTTCTGTTTCTTTGTTTCCTTCTCTTCTTCATTATTAAAATCTTCTTCTTGTTCTTTAGTTAAACCTCCTTTATACCACCAAGCATAGCCTTCAGCTGTTTGCATTTTAGCAACATGCTCAGTTCTTTCAACTATTAAATCTTTAGCTGTTCCAGATAAAGCAGCAATAGACGACCATCTATTAGTAACATCTCTTACTGTTGCTTCATCATTTAAACGTTCTTGTTGATAAGCTCTATCAAAACCAGAATTAGTTCGATTATTTTCTTCGATTAATACAGGTGTATAATCAGATTGCTCTATATAATCAAAAGAGCCCATAGATTCAGGATTGTATACCATTAGCTGTTACTCCGTTATTCTTTAAAGCCAAATGTACCACCAGCACTATAGTAAGAACCAACTCCACCAAGTACAGCACCAGCTATATTTAGTCCAAGGTTTGATCTTTCCATAACAGGTGGAGGAGGTGCTATATCTTGTTGAGGAGCAAATGCTACTTTAGTGAATAACTCACTACGTTTAGCCATAGCTCTTCTTCTAATACCACGATTATTTTCTGCAACAGCTTCTCCACTTCTAATTAATTGGTAAGTATCTTCACCTGTTGGACGACCTACTTGTTGAGCAAATTGCATTGCTGCTAATCTTTCAGATGATTTACCTGTTTGTTCAAATCCTTTTTGTTCTTGAAGGTTTTTAGCAATTCGTTCTACAAATTTCTGATTAGCTGTTGCTATTTTTCTATTCATAAACTCTTGACCTTGAGTATAACCTCTTCGTTCGGCCATAGTAGCTTCATCAATATTTTTAGAATAGGCAACTTTTTTTGCTGAATACTGGCTAGTAGCTTGTAACCATCTACGTTTTCTCTCTTCAAGAGCTCGTTTATATTCGTTAGCTCTAGCTTGGTTACGAGCTTGTCTTTGTCTATTGGCTCCAAAAGCTCCAATAATACCTTGACCAGCTGATGCTACTCCAGCTACGACTGCGGGTGCACACATAATTTACAAAATTCGATAAAGGGTAATTGATTAGGTCCAAAGGGTACTTCCCGAAGAAATTTAAAACCTAAAAATTTGAGTAGTTTTAAGTGGACTTCATTACGTTTGTCAACATAATTCCATAATAGCGGTTCTTTTCTACTCTTAATGAAACGCTTTGCTTGTCTTACAAATAAGGATCGGTTTTCAAAAATTACAGGTGTACACAGCATCCATATTTGTCCATTATCATTTATACCTGCCATACCAGCAGTCTTGCTGCTAGGCGATGTGAAATAGACAGAGGATCCACTCTGACATGCTTGTAGTATACTTAATAATGGATCTAGCCCCCAGCCTTCTTCGATCTCTCTACGGTCATCTGGAAGCAAATTAGAGGCTACTTCTTGAGCAGCCTCCACTGTGATTGGGTGAATGTAATTAGACACGTTGATAGTATTTACGATTAGAATCTCCTTCCCAAGTTACAGAATATAAAGTAGCTGGGGTTGGGTGTGTGGATTTAATTTTAATACCTACATTTATATTTTTTTCATATATAGGTATAGTTTGTAGATCATCAGGTTGAATAGGTATTCTACTGACTAAATACTGATTAGTTAATTTACCTTCATGTGTTTGAGTATAAGTAGATTTACCTAATCTTTCTAAAGATGTATCATAAGTACCTACTGGACCTAAACTTATTTTTAAACGATGTAATATTAGAGAATTATGTACATCAGCATTACTTCCATCTCCTGCACGTTGCGTTACATATAAAGTAGGAAGTTCAACTTCCATATCATATAAATAACCAACAATTAAATCGTTATCAGTAAAATCACCATCCCATTCGATATTTGTACCTACAATACTAGCTTTAGCATATAGACCAATATTATCTTGATTACCGTTTGGACTACTTGTATGGACAAATACAGCTAATTGATTACTGCTATTAAATCCATCAGGTTTTGTGAATCCTGTACGACCAGTTGCTGATGAATATCCCAATGAAGATGCACTTATTACTTTACTATTATCTAAATGTACATTATGTATAATATCATCAGATGTATCGCTAAATGTATTATTATGATCTGTTACAAAGTGACCAGTATCATCTAGTTTCATAGCATATTTAACTAATACATCTTTATTATTATCTCTCAAAACAGCATATAAAGCATCATCTAACATACAATGATACTGAACATTACCTGTTGTTTCCCATTTAAACCATGCTTGTAACAGCCTTTTATCAGAAGAAGCAAAGTATTTATACCCATATAGAATATTTTTACCTTTTTCACTGAAGAAAATAATAGAATTTTCTCTTGAATTAGATATCAAATCTATATCTTTATTAAATAATTTAGGTACGACTTTACTTTGTTCTACAACATCAGGCTCACCTTCTCTTAATATTCTAGCCATTTCCCAGAAACGAGTATATTTACCAGCGTTATCTAAGAAAGCAATAGTAGTTCCTAAAGAAATAGGATTCGTACCAAAATTAAAATTATAAGTAGATAAAGAATTTATTTTTGCAGTTTGAGGACTTAGTACATCACTATCTGTAGTAAGTAAGAACTGTTGGTTTTTTGTAAATAAGACTAAACCACTATTTGTTTGTATTCCATCATAAATAATAGCAGGATATTCTGAGCTACAAGATAAATCAATACAATCAGTAGGTGAAAAAGTAATAGCACTCTTTGCCCAGAAATTAAAAAATTCTCCAGGTTGAGAAAGGACTACATTTTCATCACTTAAAAATGCTAATCTATTTCTCCAGAATAGCATCTTATTAATATATCTAGTAGCAGTTACATCATCTTCATCAGTACCACTAACAGTAGATATAAAGCTAGGTTTTGGGTTTGTAACAGGATCTCCTACTAAACAGTTCTCATAATCAACTTGTTTAATTTGAAACCATCCATTAGCATGTGTATTACCGCTACCATCTGCTATAGTAGATCCTTGACGAATCATCTGTAGTGGCATTTTAGCTGCATTAAAAGCTATTTTTCTACCAGGTTTAGCACATTCTTCCCAAGTACCTTCACCATCTCTATCATTATTACCAAAGAATTTTAAATAATAATCATCTTCATTAGCTTCACTATTCTTTACTTTTACAACATAACCATGTTTACACTGTTTAGGTAAATCAGCTACATCTTGAATACTATCTGAGACAACATTAAGTAAATCTCCTGTTGGTGAGTTAGCATTAAAACTACCAGAAGATCTTGTTATATAAAGACCGTTTCCAATTTGTTCTATATTACTTGCAGTTAAACCATTATTTTGATCAATAATTGTTTGTCTAATATCACCAAGAATAGCTGACATGGTAATAGTAGTATTAGATTCAAATGGTGTAGGATCAGGTCGTATAAGACCAGAGCCATTACTACTATTCATAGTACATTGTACTTGTGTACTACTATGCTCTTCTACTCTAATTTGATATTTAGCTCCATGCATCCAAATGTTTACATAATCTCCTGTTCTCCAACCTTCACCACCATATAATAAATCATGCGTGGTAGTATATCTACATCTATAGTCAGGTGCATTAGATAAACCTTCTGCTACTGATTGACCTAGTGTTTCAATTCTTACAATTAAATTTTTTCTATCTGTTACTGCGCTATTACTAGCATCATTAACTGCAAAATTACCTAGATCAACTCCATTAATAGCATCACCATTAGTACCAAAATGTTCTTCATTAGCTCCTGCTGTTATTTTTACAACTGCAGTACCTACATTTGGACAATAAGAATCTCTTTTTTCTCCAGCAGTAGCATCACATAAAGTTTGATATCCTGATGTTCCAGGTTCAGTTCCATTAGATGGATAACCTCCGTCACTATTATTACACATATTTTTACTATCTACTAATCTTAAAACACTGACTCTAGTAGCTGTATATGTAGTAGTTAAGGCTGTATCATCATATAAATTTAATGCGTATTGTCTAGAATATGCTATCTTTTTAACATCAATAAATAACTCAGGATTCCTAGTAGGTTCAAGAGTACCTGCCATTTCAGTAGCTATTGTACGATTACAAATATATGTATAATCATTCAATGTTAAAGTTTGTACATCAGCATCTACTGTATGAGTTAAGTATGTTGTTAAATCTGATGCTTGAGAAGCAAGTTTTTCAACATACATCGGTTGTCCATCACTACATCTCCAAACTCGTACAGTACCATTTCTAGCTATTTGTCCTATATATTGTTCTGTTTCATCTCTATAATAATGAAACCACTTACCATTTGTTACAGAATTATTTGAAGCAGTTCCATCATCACTTAATGATTTAATTAATCTTCCACCTGGACGTTTTAATAAACCTTCTGTTATATCTGGATATGCATTTACCATATCTTTAACTTGTCCAGGTACTTTTAATTCATCAGGTTGTTGTGATATGCCTCCTGTTAATGAAGGTATAGTTTGTGATAAGCTTGCCATTAGCGTCTAAGTGCATCAAACGGTTGATAAGATTTATAAGCAGTGTCATGTCTATGCCCAAGAAATGAATGATCTCCTTGTTCACATTCATAATTAATAATAGAAGCTCTTGCAACTGACTCTTCTGTTTTTAATAATTGTACTAATTGTGGATTAGCTATTAACTGTGCAGCGGCTCTTGAGGCAGCTCTAGCTATTATATATCTTTGGAAAACTGGTGGTACATCTTCAAAAGCATAAAGATAAACAATGTCTAAATCTAAATTATTATCAAATTCATCGGTATGATCTACTAAATCATATAATTTTCCATTTCTTCTAACTAGATCCATAGTCTTATCATGAGGACCATGTAAATCATAACGTAAATAATTATTAGGAATTGTTATATTTTTACTTCCATCAGGAATAACTTCTACATGGTATTCAGTATTAAAATGCCATCCTTCATTTTGAACATCTTTATTAACTTCAGCTAATATATTATATACAAATGCCACTTCTGGATTATCAAAATCTAGTGTGGTAACTGGAGCTTGACCGATGGCTCCCAGTATGGAGTTAACTGCGGATAGTTCGGTATCGATTTCAACTGTCGTGGTAGCCATAAAATTATAAATAAAAAAAAGGAGATCCGAAGACCTCCTTTATGTACATTAGAATGCAGCAGGTGCAGTACCTGTTCCTGCATATAGTTCAACAGAAGCAGCTGGATTAAGATAATCCGCTCCCATTGCCAAACGTCCGAGGATAACATCACCTTGGTAGATGACTGATACGTCCCCGCTGGTAACTTGGACTTGAGGTCCAATAGCTTCTACAACCCCTGCAGCTTCCTTCTGGAAGATGATTCCGCATGAGTTCATGAAGTTACTTTGTGTACCATACTCATTGTTGATACCTGTAACAGAGTTACGTGCATCTTCAACGGATACTTGTGTGAAGGAACCTTTGTTTCCTACATCAGTGATGCCAGGGTTAGTACCAGAAGCAGCTCCACCAAGCTTAGTACCGTACTCTCCGAAGAAAGGTACGTTCATAGACTTGTAGATCTTGATTCCAGCAATCTCATAGATACCCTTACCTGATTGTAGAGCATCCCCTTGCTTATCACGATTAACTAGGTAAGCTCCTAGTCCAGCTCCGTCTAGTCCTTTGATAAGAGCATAGTATTGCCTTGGATTTAAGACAGCTACACGTCCATCAGAACTGACTCCCTTCTCATCTAGGGCTCCAGCGGCATCATAGAAGGCTGCTACTAGAAGATCTGGATTGATTGCATCGTCAGCATTACCTGTACCGACACGTATCTGAGAACCACCTGGCTCTACGAAATTAGTCGCAGATACAGGGCTAGGCTTACGAGCACCACGAACGATACTACGGAAGATTAGACGGTCATACTTCTCAGCTAGAGCGTAACCGATTTTTTTAGAGATTTCACCTCTTAAGTCATAATGCGCAAGTGTCTCATCTAATTCATAAACGAATGCGGAGCTGACAAGTAGATCATCAATAGTGATGGTCTTTTCAGCTACTGGAGGAGCTTTGTCGCTATTACCTAATATACTGTTACCTGGTGTATGATATTCAGCTGTGGTGCGACCTGTGTAAATGAACTGTAAAGATTTACCGTTCTTCAAGGTACGCTTCATAACTAGATCCCTTGCAATAGTATTGCGCTGGAATCCTTTGAACATCTCACCCGAAAACAGCTTAAGATAAAGAGCTCTGGTATCACCCGTCAGGTTAGCTTGTCCTAACTGGACAACCTGGGACGGGTTAACGGAACTTTGATGTGCCATTTAAAGAGTAAGTTTTGTATTGACTTGCTCTAAGATCTTAGAAAATTTTTTTGATTAAAATATATGTGGTCTTTCCCACCGTCTAGACAGCTTAAGGGTATCTCCGTAGAGGCCAAAAGCCAATTAGGAAGAGGTCCGACTCTGAGGTGTCTCTTCCCTATGGTAGTTTAAATGTAATGTTTCTACCAATAGAATAAAGGATAGCAGCATAAAAACTACTATCCATAATTCATTAATTTTACTCACCCAAGAGGGCTTCTTCAAGCGATTGATATTCTTCATCAACACCTGGCGGCTGAACATCACTAGGATTAGTATCAACAGGCTCAGGTATTGGTGTATAAGAAGTTATAAAAGCTTTTTCTTTATCACTTTGATGAGTCATGTTTCGTTTTTAGAATTTAAACTTGGCACCTATTTTTGTACCATAAGCTGTGTCATTCACTTCATCTGTGAGGAATGAGATCTCACCGTAGATGTCTAACTTCTCAGAAGCAGCAACGGATACTCCGCCTTTGCCTGAGAAATCTGTATTACCATCAGCTCCATCAGGAGAAGTGAAAGCAGGACCACCTTGAATGTAATATCCAAGAGCACCTACATCGCCTTCATAACCTAGATGAAGATCAGTTGCTCTACCTGTAAAATTATTTCCTGTATAAGATGCGTTTGACTCAGCGTTTATATAGACGCCAGCCATTGCAGGAGTCGAAGCGAGAGTTGCCGCTAGGGCTAGTGCAATTTTTTTCATGTAAATTAATTAAATGTTATTTTGTGTAAGTTACACCACGATACTTAAGTGTTACCATTAGTAATCTCCAAGTACCACAACCCCGTTCCATGCTGTGGTTTCATGCGACCTTCAAAGAAGGTTGAACGGACGTAGTGTTAACCGATTGACTTGACCTCTTTAGCCGCTAGGTCAAGCGGAAAATTATGAGCGTTCCTTTCATGCATCACTTCCATACCTAAATTAGCACGATTTAAAACATCCGCCCAAGTAGGGACAACCCTACCGTTTGAATCAACAACGGATTGATTAAAGTTGAAACCATTGAGGTTGAATGCCATTGTACTGATTCCCATGGAGGTAAGCCATATGCAAACCACTGGGAATATAGCCAAGAAAAAATGTAAAGAACGGCTATTATTAAAAGAGGCATATTGAAATATTAAGCGTCCAAAATATCCATGGGCGGCAACAATATTATATGTTTCCTCTTCTTGCCCAAACTTATAACCATAATTCTGAGACTCATTCTCAGTTGTCTCACGTATCAATGAGGACGTTACTAATGAACCATGCATTGCAGCAAACAAAGCACCACCAAACATACCAATTACCCCAGCCATGTGGAAGGGATGCATTAATATATTATGTTCTGCTTGAAAGACAAACATGAAGTTAAAGGTTCCTGATATACCTAACGGCATTCCATCAGAGAAACTTCCTTGTCCAAAGGGATAGACTAAGAATACAGCGAATGCTGCTGAGACTGGGGCTGAATATGCTACACATATCCACGGTCTCATACCTAGTCGATAACTAAGTTCCCATTGTCGTCCCATGTATGCTGCGATACCGATGAGAAAGTGGAATATAACAAGTTGATATGGTCCTCCGTTATACAACCACTCGTCGAGGGTTGCAGCTTCCCAGATTGGGTAGAAGTGAAGACCGATTGCGTTAGATGACGGGACGACTGCCCCTGAGATGATGTTGTTTCCATAGAGTAGGGAGCCCGCTACGGGTTCTCGTATACCATCTATGTCAACTGGAGGAGCCGCAATAAACGCAAGAATGAATGCTGTTGTTGCTGTTAGTAGTGCAGGGATCATTAGGACACCGAACCAACCAACGTAAAGTCGGTTGTCGGTACTAGTAACCCAGTCACAAAAACTCTGCCAGTTGTTAGATGGTTTTGTAATTGTTACTGTAGTTGCCATTTAAAAAATGCCAGGGATTATTTGTCCAGTTATTATGTATGAACCAAGGGCAGCCACAAAACCTAGCATAGCTAGTTGACCGTTTACACGTTCAGCGTTATCAAAATAATCACTGTCGATTACCTGTACTTGTGGTTCGGTAGCGAATCTGTTTTGTCTGTTGCCTGGTTCAGTTGTAGTTGTCATTAATAAATAGAATAAAAGTACATTGGGCCGAGGACGATCTTTCGGGTCAGCCGCTTATGCATTTACACTATTCACTTCTTTTCTTTTAGATGCTCTATCAGGATGTTGTCTAGCCGCATCTAATAATTTATCTTTATCTTTTCCAGCTGCTCTAATTCGAGCATCAGAAGCTCCATATCTTGCTTTATCAGCAGTGTAATTAGGTGTAGGCATGATAAATTAAGGTTTATATTCTGGACCTACACCCTTTTGGACACATTTTCCATTAACTCTTTTGTGTCCTGGAGGGCAAGGCTTTAATTTTTCTCTTTTTTTATTTGATTTTTTCTCAAGAGATTTAGTAGCTTTGTCTGTTGCAGCTTTTCTTGCCGCTAATTTTTTTAATAAAGGCATTGCTTTAAGCGTTAACTGAATTTATAGTTTTCTTATTAGCTAAAGGTGGTAGTGTATGATCTCCAGGTCGTGGTCCTTGACCTTTACCATGTGGTAACTCCCAAGTAGGAGCTGGACCTGGTTTTGTTTTTTTCTTTTTAGGCATGATTAAAAATTCAAATCAGAACGATCAAGTTTATTTATAACATCTTGACGATAAGCAGGATCTCTATCATATCTAGGATCACTCATAGCTTCAACTAATTCAGGTTGACTTCTAAAGACATCTCCACTAGATCTAGGTGGTTTTCCTGTTAACATTCTTCCTTCATAACCATTAGCATTTTCATATTGTGCTTTAAGCCCAGCTGCAGCTAATTTAATACTGGCTGCATTCCCTGAACTTACAACATTATCATAAGCTGCAAGAGCATCAGCATCTAAATTATCAGAAGCCCACTCTACAATATTATTATATTCTGCAGAACCTCCAACAGAATCTTGTACAGACTGTACTTCACGATCAGATAAATCAGAAACAGCTTCTGAATTATAACCCATTTGAGCAGCTCTACCTGCTAAATAAGAATCAATAGATGCTTGAGATAATCCTGTATCAAGTAAAGTTTGATTCATATCTTCTGTTATTTCACCTTGAGTTTCGTGGAAATGCTTACTAATTTCCCAAGGATTAACATTGTTTTCCTTGAATAAATTACCTAATTTATCTCCATAGGTATTATTAACAGAATCATAATCTACACTTCCATCTTCTTTGTAACCATCAGCAGGGGCTACTTCACTATCTACTTCTTCTGTAGTTTCTTCAGTATTTGATTCTTGTTCACCAAGTTTCTTCTGAAGTTCTACATAAGCTTTCTCTAATTCTTGAGCATCCTTATATTTACCAGCAAGAAGTTGTTCTTGCTCTGCTTCCATTGCTTCACCAACCTTCAGAGACTCTTGCTCATCAGGTGTTAAGCTGTCACCCGTGGTAATTGTATCAGTACCAGGGTCGTATGTCATTGTTTCTGCCATTACTGTTCAGGTTGAGGTGGTACATCTCCTTCATCACCTGGTTGATCTGCTTGTGCAGCAACGTTAGCCATAGACTGAGCTACTGCCTCGTTTTTATCAGGATCCATTAAAGGAGATTTTGCAAGTTGTCCAGCTTGACTTAACAGAGATTGCTGTTGTTGCATCTGGATTTGTTGCTGCATTTCTTGTGCCATCTGTTCTTCAGATTTAACAAGATTTAATATATCAATACCTTGTGAAGCTGCTAATCTCTTAATAGCTTCATCAGCATTTAAATATTTCATTAATGCTTCTGGTCCTAATGTCTGAGCAATAGTACCAATAAATGTTGTTAGGCTTTCACGGTCTTGACCTCTACCTAATGCATTAATACCAGCAACAATTTGTGGACGTACTAAATCTTTAGGGATATTTGGTATCTCTTTAGTACGTTGTAATATTAATAAAGTTCTATTTAAATATGGTATTAAAAATTCAACAGTTAATAGTGAGAATAAACCACCTAACTGTTGTTCTAATTCCATCTGCGTGAGGCGTACCTCTTCCGCAGTTGTCCGTTCACTTTGACGGATGTTTAATTGCATAAATGCTTCTGCAATTCTTCTCTCATATTGTTGAGCTAACTGAGAAGCTGTTTGAAAATCAGCAGTTTTACCTACTTGGATAACTGCTACATCTTCTGGGCGTCCTTGAACTATAGCACCGTTTCCAGCATCGGCTATAGCCTTCGGTTTTGTTGTTGATGAGGGTGATACAAGGAACACAACCTTAGCGGCTGCTGCAGAGCCTTCTACGAGTGCCTGAGAGAGTCCTTCAAGAGATCTTAGATCCCCCTGAAACTCTTCTACTCTTCCTCTTCCGTAATCTTCACCATCAACTGTATTGAATCGGAGAACTAACCATGGACTTGCTTTCTTTGGAGCTGTTCCTCTAGTACCAGGTATAATACAATCCATGCATTCCTGATGCCAAACCCAGCGTCCACTTTTCTCGTCCAATTTAACATATGTGTATACTTCTACATCGTCTCCATCTGAACTTGTCGGTCCAAATTCATTTGTTTTATCTGGATCAGGTACTGGCAGTTCAAACTCTAGTACCTTACGACTAATTAATTCTTTTGTAACTATTTCTAAAACGTTACCATTACCATCTCTACTAATGACATATCTATTTAAAGGAAAGTTTTTTAAACCATCCTTAGCCATATAAATAAGTGCATTACCACTCACAATCAGATGTTTTAAAGCTTGATGTACTACTACTCTGTCATTAGAAGCTGCAATATAATCCATCACCATTCTCTCCATCTTGGAGAAGGATAGATCTAATTCACTTCTAATTTCAGAAGGTATTTCTTCACCAATTTTATCATCTCTAATCTGTAACTTAAAAAACGTTGTTTGAGGTGGTAGTAACGCTAACATTAACTTAGCTGCTAACGTTACTACTGCCTTCGCACCGACACTTTGCCAGGGTTTAATAAGTTTCTTATGATTTGGATTTGTACTTAAGTCATCAGTAATTAAATAAGGTAACGTGAGTTCTGAACATTCAACTGCAGTATCTAGAAATTGTCTACGATCCCCAGCTAATTGTACATAACGTTCACGTGCCGTATTCATTGTCCTTGATTTAATCCGCCAGCAGGTCCGCCTCCTGCGCCTGTATTAACACTAGGTTTAAGAGGTATTCTTAAAGCTTGAGTTCCTTTAGCTTGTGGATTCTTAGCTTTAGCTGATTTTGCCTTACGAACCTTTGGATTTACATCTCTTACAACTGGTTCTGGCTCAGGTAAAGGTGACCTTGGAGCTTCAGGTGGTGGTGGTGGTGGCGCAACAGGTGGTGGTGCTGGCATAGGTGGGGGTCCTCCTCCGCACATTAGATTTCTTCCTCCATAATAGATTTAATATATTCAATAACACTGGCTTGTCCAGCTCGGTACATTATTGATTCGATGTTTTCTTTAGGATGAACGGGCTTCCAACCAAAGTTCTCATCTAATCTATTGATGAGGTCATCCAATCTTTGGTTGTGCAACCTAAGCGTACTTAGGGAGATTTGTGTTTGCATGTTCAAAAAAGGCGGGCATTCTGGCTCTCTGTGTCTCAGAAAACTCTGGGGCTTTACCCTCATACATTAATCTGTCACTCGCATCTAGCCAAAATTTTTTGTCCAAATATTTATCGTAGGTATTTGTACCTAGAGGTTGCATTATCCAGTTAATAGTTGCCTTCCGAAGCTTATCCAAGCTAGGACTAACAGAAAGACCCAACTCTGCACATACAAGACTATTACATCCGACATGTACCTGTTCGTCTCTTGAGATATCCATAGATACCGTTCTAAGAGCAGCATCCCCATTAAACCGAAAGAAAGGGAGTAGAACAAAGAATATAGCTCTTTCTGCGACAAGTGCTTTAAGAAGACAATGATCAGGATGTTCAATCCAAGCATCTCTTAATAACTTCCCCTCCTTTTCTGCAATTTCATCAGCACCATTAACATCTACTATATATTGTAAAGCTATATCATGTTTTTCCTCATCTTTAACATTTGATTCAAGGAGTTCCCTGGCATTATCGGGAACACTTTTCTCCAAACCTTCACGAATGAAGCTTCCAACAGGGAGCTCCATATGACGTACTGCGAGCGCACGTTTGATGGTTTCTTCTGCACCTTCTTTCACCTCCCCTTTGGTTGGTTGTACTGGTGTCCAAGTACGTTTACGTTCTAATAATTTTGTATAAGGATGTTTTCTCATTATTCTTGACAGTCACAGGTTATTGGCTCGTTTCCGAGAATGTCCTGCAAGTAATCATCGACTTCGGCTTTATCTAATGCTGCATACGCATCACTCTTGTCCTGTACATCGCCCATTACTTGTAGGCTATAGTAAAGGGAGGTCTGCGGTGATTGCAGCCACTCTTCAACGAATGTTTCATCGTATTCTACAACATCACTCCATGAGTTGAAGCTATAGCCGTGAAGAAGTCCCGTGGAATTGAGAAGTATCATAATGCCGTCTGCTACACGCTTATAAACGTCCCAGCCAACTTCTGAGGCGATCTCAACATCGCCATAATCATAGTGTTGTACTCCAAAAGTACCACTATCTCTATCTACAGAGCGTGCTATTGGAGGTGCTATCTCAGGAGTAGCTGTAAAGCCATCCAAATCTTCACTCCTATATGAACAGGAGGCAGTAGGAGCTATAGCAAAAGCTCTTACCATATTATTATTTTTTGCTATATAAGCAGCTCCTTCTATTGCTTCTTCTAAATTCCAAACAATTTCTTGGGCTTTTCTATTGTTTGTATTATTTTCTAAAGCATCAGCAAAGTCAGCATATGTTACCTCATTCCTTCTGAGAAAGTTGGCCAATCCAAGCATTCCGAGCCCGACTTGCCTATCCGTCTCCGAGGGTAAGTATTCTCCAGACCCTCCAACACCTGTTCTGCTATGAAGATCGCACAACTCGGACATACCTTGAGCGAAAGCTTTTTTGAGATCTCCGACTCTACAGGCAGACAAATTGATATGCTGGAGCAAGCATGTTCCTCGTGAAGGCAGGTAAACCTCAAGGCACACATTGCCGAAAATACGTCTGCCGTCCTTGTCATATCTGATCTTGTTGAGCCAGATATCTCCTGATTTGATTCCATAAATTACGGCTTCCCGTGTTGTCTGATTAGCACTCTCCCATTTTTCGTTGTTAAGATTGACACACCGTTTAACCCATGGGAGTTCAGATCTCGGTGTTGTAATAAATTCGATAATATCAGGATGGTCGATATCCAAATGCAAAACGCAAGCACCGTTTTTATAATGACCACCCCTTCTAAGTGTTTCATTTAATGTTGAGTAGATTCTACCGAACGATACTGGGCCAGAAGCCGTAAGACCTTTTCCGTTTTCACTTCCTTTGGGTCGGAGCTTAGATAAATGGACCGCAACTCCTGCGCCAAATCTGAGTCCATGAGATACATATCTCCAGGACGCTTCGATTCCATTTTTACCCTCCATTGAGTCTTCTACTACAAAGACAGTGCAACTCACTGGGAGGCGAGATTCTGGGTTATCCAACCATGATTGGACCCGACCAGTGCGGGAGATTAGTTCTGCTGTCATTTCAAAATAAGTCTTCTAAATTTGGTGGCTTGTAATTTGGTCCTTTTAAAACTTTACCATCTTCTCTATATATTGGATGTCCATCGTCTCCTAGCTTAGACATATTACTATTATGCACTCTATCTAATGCTTCATCTAAGAACCAACCCATACTCTCAGCGTACTGATAGCAGACATAAACCAGATCAGCTAATTCTTTTAATGCATGTTCTTGATGGTTCTTACCGTGCATGAATAAGAACCCTTCAGCTTCAAGGAATTCTTTAAACTCCTCAACAATCAGATTTTTCTGATATGAGCGTTTGGTACGATCCGTCCCGTTCGTCAGGTTGTATTTGGTACGGAATTCCTTGGCTTGCTCTGAAATAAATGTCTTTTTCATGGTGGAGTTCATTTTCTAAATAATGAATAGCTTTTTCTAAATCTTCAATTTTGCTTTGTGTTTTGTGTCCTGCTCTTGCTATATATTTAATAGCATTACCGAGGTGGAAATTTAATCCCTGTTCTCTAATAAAATCCCAAACATCGCAGGAACCTCGCTGATAGTAGGATGGACCTTTGGCCATTTGTCAACTAAATTGGTGAGTGAATTACATAAGACAAAGTTCTGTCTTTGTAAGGCTAATATTAAAGTAATTATATCTTCTCTTTTTGTTTCTGGTTTTTCTAATAATATTTCCATTTGCCTTAATTTGAAATCTTGCTCAGTCGTTAATTTGGTAATCGGAGGAGGGATTCCATAATCTAGGTTTTTTCTTTTTGAAGTCATAATCCTCTACGGTTAATATTCTTGCAAGTCTAGCATTTGTTAAAGCAGTAACATTTGAATAACCTTTTTCAACAAAAGCATTTACAACTGTTTTCCAAGAGTAACCTTCCTTAGAAAAAAGAGCCTCGGCTCGTTTAACACCAATTCCAGGTACTCCACCATAACCATCTGTTTGATCACCTGCTAAAGTCTGTATTAAGTGCCATTTAGCACCTTCATTAGCCGTGATTGTGAAGGTTTCATCGAAATTATATAGTTCTCCTGGTATTTGTTTCATATCTTTATCAGGAGATATAATCATATTACCTGGATATTGTGTACTATAAATACCCATACTATCATCAGCTTCAAGTTCAGGCATAATAATCACTTCAAACTCAGTCTTGAGTTTATTGACTACACGCATATAACCACAAGGTTTCTTACGATTTCTATGCCCCTTGTACTCTGGCAAAATTTCTTTCCTAAAATTCTTACTATCAGAAAAGAATAGAATCATTTCAGAAAAGGATCCAAATTTATCTCGGATCTTATTTAATTCTCTTTTTGTAGCTTTATATGCATCACTGAATTTACTTGTAACAAGGATGGTATCATCACCCCAGTCTATTTCAGTTTCTGCAGCTGCACATGACTTATAGACAATAAAGTCAGCATCAATTAATAATTTCATAGGTGGTTTAACAGAATTTTTGCTCAAGTTTATTTAATTTCAATCTTTCTTTATGAATATATTTAGAATAAGCTGGGCTAAATCCTTTAAGAAATTCATTTACAGTTTGATTTTCATTAATTATTAATTTTGAACTTAATTGTATAACACCTTTACCTTGGCAACGTATATCTAAACAGTCCCAAGATATATGATGAGCATCAACTAATTGCTCATTGATTATATCTAATGGTTCAATATAATCAACAAATAAGAATTTTAAAAATTTACCATCTGTTAAATGATTGAATAATTTATCAGCACTAATTAAATTTGGTGAATAATTGCTTTTATTGATATTATTAGATTTTATATTCCATGGTATACCATCAACATAAATATCTCCAATATCTTTTTTGCTAGTAGTTTCAGTATTATACTTAAGAGCATACATATCTTCTATAGTATGTTCTGAATTAAGCATAAGATTAATGTACCTCTGCCCAGGTCTTACCTGATTTAGATTCTGCGGCAATAGGACACCTGAGTCCATATGACTCACCTGACTGTACTGCTGATAATTCAAGGTGGAATTTAAGGTCATTTACTTCAGTTGGGTGTACTTCAAATTGTAATTCATCATGAATGAATGCAACTTGTCTAGGGGTTTTAAAAGGATTTTCATTAGATAAAATCATCCATTTTTTTGCGAGAACGGCTGAATTTCCTTGCAAAAGATAGTTTAAACTTTTATGTTTAGAATCGACAAGTATACGTCTATTATCTAAACCATATAAAAAACCTCTTTCACTAGCTTTGTGTACAGCTTCCAAGAGTTCTTTAAGACCTGGAATGGCAGCCACATATGCTTCACGGATTTCTTTACCTTTCTTCTTTTTGAGTTCATCTGATAATTGTTTATCATATGCCTGACCTATGCGCTGATCTCCAGCCCCATAAAGAAATGCATAAGTTACAGTTTTTACTTGGGTTCTAGTAATCCCGATGCGCTTGGCATTTTCGGCATGGATGTCTCCTGTAACGAGGATTTCGGCATAGCGTCCTTGATCAAATCTGGCGAGATGATGGGCAAGCATCCTGAGTTCAATACCGCTAAGGTCAGCCCCGCACATAACCATTCCAGGCGAGGCGGTAAATAGTTTTCTAAATCTTTCATCTTGAGGTACCTGTGCTAAATTTGGAGTTCGATGGTGACAGCGGTGAGTAGATGTACCTACCGCACAATGGTGATGTATTCGGCTAGATGTCGTAACAAGCTTCTGCCATGCGTTCACGCCTTCTGATATCATCCCTAACTTTTTTGTCAGATCCAATAGTGTCAGAAACTGAAGAGCAATATCCGTCCCAAGTTCTTTTAGCACGGTCTCGTCTATAACCGCCTTGCCTGAGTTCGTCAGTAATGAAGGCGTCCAGCCATAATGTGTCTGTAAGATCCATGATATATGATCCCTTGATGTAGGATTAAACTCCTTTAATTTGGTAAGGGTTGCTCCTTCGACATATCCACTTCTTTTGTTAGATCGTTTAGGAGTAAATTCTGATCCTTTAACGAAAGGATGCCTGTTTCGTAGTAACCTCGTAGTATCTTCATACTCTTTTCGGAGAGTTGATTCAAGTTCCCGTGCAGCTTGTTCATCAAAATACCATCCATGGAGCTCCTGTTGTGTTAATATTTGTGCTACCTGATGTTCCATTTGGATCCATCCAGGTAAGGGAGGAAATGTTTGCATAATTTAGTGGTGACAGCAACATCTTGTATACAATAGTCTTCCATTTCTTGTGACCACTCTTTCCAATCTGTAGTCTTCGCAAAATTACCTTTATATTCACCTAATCTATAACCATATGCTTCTAAGCTATGTCTACCATATAATTGAAGTGGCATATGTTCCCAATTATGATTCTTATCTATATCGAGTAGATTCGGATGATATAACCTAGATAACAAAAGAGTATCAATGATAATACCCCTGGGATTGAAATAAGGGTAAAGTTTTTTAATAATAGGAATGTCAAACCCAATGATATTATGACCAATGAGATAATCAGCATCCTGGAGATAACTAAGAGCAGTTGTAATGGAATAATTACTTGCCATTGGAAGTTCCTTAGCTTCTGAGGCATACTTCTCGTCATTGAAGGATTCAATTCGATCTTCTTCATACCAGTTGAGTGAAATACAGTGTATACGTGTAGTATTATTTAAAAGTCCGTTTGTTTCCAGATCGAAGATCATTGGACCTACTCCACTGGTAGGTTTTATCTCTGAATTTGGCACGTCTTACTGCCTCTTTAGTAGGTGGGTTAGGTCTAATTAATCTATCTTTATTCTGATGTTTATACCATGGATGTTCATACCCTCCATCAAAAATCTGTGGCTGGGTTGAAAACTGGTGGTTCCTTAGTTTCATGTTCAGTAAATCTGCAAGTGTTTAAATCATAAGATAATTGACACGCTACTCCAACTTCGCCTGAATAACGATTTTTAAGGACTCTAAGAGTCGTAAGCTTTCTATCAGAGTCGGTTTGTTGATCGACTTCGAGGGCACATACTGAATCTGATATTTGAGCAATGCTGTGAGATCCTCTAAGTGAGGACAATGTAACTCTTCCACCCTCTTCGTGCGAAGCCCTATCATTACTACTTCTCCTTAAATGTGATACTAAAAATAATGAAATGCCAGTACGTTCAACTAATGACCTTAATTTTGTCATGGTCATATCTATGGTTCTACGCTCATCACCTTCTAATCCACTTAATAATATGGATAAATGGTCGAGAAATATAACACGGCATTCCAATCCAGTTGCCATATATTCTATTCTATTATATATCAAATCAGGTTCAAATGAACCAAATCCATCAAATAAAAATAACTTCCACTGGTCTAATGATTGTGAAAAAGCATGAGTTAATTCATCTTCTTCATGTTCTCCTATATGTAAATTCTTACCAACTGCTGTGGACATCAATCCAAGAGCTGTTCTTCTATTACTTGCTTCAAGTTCCAGGATCCCAACTGATTCCCCTTTTTGGAGCAAGTCAGTTGCAATGTGGCGCATGATAGAGGTTTTTCCTGAACCAGAGCCAGCAGTAAATGTGACAAGTTCGCCATACCTGATCCCGTGTAGTTTCTTATTGAGTCCTTGGAATGGGTATTCATGATCAAATGGGGCTTGTGGTGTAGTAACTACTTGTAGTAGATTTTTACCGTCAATTATTCCATCAGGTCTGTAAGGTTTTGCATCCCAAATAGCTTTTCTAATCGCCTCCGAGTCGTTGGCTTGTAACGCTTCTGATGGATCTTTATAACCATCAAGTCTAGCGACCTTGACTTTACCAGGTGGGAGTACTGTTGCTGCCTCCTCAGATGCTTTACGTCCTGGATCATCCCCATCAAAGAATAGGACAATCTCTTCATAACCTTGGAATAAAGGTATCTGCTTTTGAATATCTTTCTTCGCACTAGCAGCGCCATGTGGTAAGGAAACCATAGGCCATCCTGGCATAGCTTCATAACACGATGCTGCATCTAGTTCACCTTCAGTAACAACAATACGTTTACCAGTATTAGGAAACAAATGCTGACCGAATAAGGTATCAGTGGAAACTCCTTCATAATAGAATTCCTTCTGTTTATTTTTTATTTTGATTCCTTTAAGTACTCCATCGCTTGTAAAATATGGAAAGCGTAGAGTATCTCCTTCTCTGAAAATCCTGAAGAACTCGCAAGTTTTGTGAGATAGTCCTCGCCTTCTGAGTTCTTGTGCGTGTCCTTTAAGTTCGACATGTTGTGACATTTGATAAGTTAGATTTATACCCTCTGCGGGTGTGTAAGTCTGGCATGAAAAACAGAACATGTGGCCATCAGTATAAACTGAATTAGCATCTGATGAGCCACACTTAACGCAAGGTTCATGCCTTACGAATTCACTTTCTGTCATGTCAACCATTCAATAGGTATCGTATGATAGGCACACCAAGGGATTTTATGCTTTTCGCACCACTTGGCATACGTTGTTTTAGAACGTTTTGAAATCTTGTTATAGGGAGATTGAAAGACCATTCTTAAATCTAAATCAGGATTATCTGACTTAACTTGTTTGATCTTGCGTCTATCTTTTGGATCCCAATAACCTTTGCATTCTAAAAATACACCGTTCGGTAATAAAAAGTCAGGTGTATAATGATGCATGATTGTATAGGGTACTTGGTGCGGCTCATAATCATAAGACACACCAAGACCTACTAAAAGATCAGCAACATTTTCTTCTAACTGTGATCTAAAAGCCATTAGAAATCTACATCATCATCTGATGTGGTTTCTGCTGATATTACATTTGGATCACTTGTTTTGAATCCTTGTGTTTTACCAAATAATTCTGCTACAGCATCATCATCTAAATCACCTGAATCTATTCCAGCTGTAGATTTTACTGATACAACTTGTACACCAACTAATTTTAATGTACTTCCATAAGTAACATTATCATTTAGGATGTAAGGTTTCTGATAAAAACCAAGCTTAACCGTAGATCCTCCATATAATGGTGTTTTTGTATCGGTTATAGCGGAGCCTTCTGTATCTACTACGGGAGGCTTACTTTTATCATTCCAAGAAAATTTAATTTTATACTTACCCTCAGATACTTCTTCCCATGGTTCGGGCTTAAGTACGGATCGTTTGGGGTTCTTGAGTTTAGACTCACACCATTTCAATACATCTTGGCGTTCGTCTTCAAGTTTGTCAATAACATCACTTTCAACAACAGCGGATAGAGAGTAACCAAACTTTCCAGGTTCCAATATAGCTTGGAAGCCTTCAAGAGTTACTGGCTTTTGCGTTACATGAATGTTACGTGGCATTACTTAGCTCCTGTTTTTGTTGCCTTTGCAGCTTTACCAGCTTCAATAGGCTTAACATCATAAGCTTCTAATTCCTGATTAACTTTAAGTCTAGCTTTAGTTAATTCATCAATGCGGTTATCAATAGCAAGCAGTTGATCTTCAGCAGCTTTTTTTCTAGCTTGTTTTAAGCTTTCTTCAGTGACTACAATAACTCGTGTAGGAGCAAAGAAGCTATCAAAAAAAGAATCGTACATTTAACAAAAGAAATAAGTGGAATCAATCACGGTTTCTGGTTTCAGATCACCAATGATCGGTGGTTCAGTCTCTGCCTCAATTTGTGTGGCAAAGTCTTTTAAATAGTCTTGTTTAGTAAAGAGATCCATATAAGTTTCTCTAACTATACTAGACAATATAGGCATATCGGTTGCTCGACATAAGACACTATCATGTATCAAAGCAATAGGATAATCAAATCGTTTAACAGCCAAGTGTAAGAGACTTGCATCTAATGAATGTATTAGATTAGGTGCAGTAGCAGCTTTGTGTCTAGCTCTATCTACTTTCTCTCCATCTTCAGTAGCAACATGAATACGACAACGACCTAATAACTGTAGTTGTAGTTCTTGTACTTGTTTCTTCATTATCTTTTGATTGACAATGAAATCAGAAGGAGTTGTCCAACTTAACTTGGTAACACCACGGTTAATAGCTTTAGAAACTTCATCTTCAATCCATTTCATTACTGCCATTGGTCCTGGAGCTACAGAATGCATAGCTTCCCTTACAGCAGCAACCGTGATTGTGAGATCATCCTTATCTATCTCTATACCTTTCTCCTTTAATGCGTCCCTTATGTAGGATCTATTACTGAAAGGTTTAGCGTTATATGGTAAGGTCATGACAACCCTTTTAACACACTTCCTATCCCAGTGTTCATGCAGGGTTTCAGGTATAGACGTTTTGGATTTATTAGCTACTACTGCGTAGGCGTCTTGTGGTCTGTCAGAAGGAAGCACATTGACGAGTTGTGCTGTACTACGGTCCCTAGCTAATCCAGCTAGAATCTGGAGACCACTACATGTAGCGTCTACAGCCACAGGTAGTCCAGTTGTCTTTCTGTCCTTAATTAAAACGCAATGGTAGTATTCATCCACTGCCGCTAAAAACTGCCATGGTTCCTCTGCAGCTTCCCAATCTGGTAAGCATCTTCTAGGATTATTAGCAATTTTAGCTATTAGATTAATATTATCTTTAGTCCAGTTTAACCTTTCTTCAATCGTAGACTTATCCAACCCATAGCAGGTAGCTACTTGAAAGGCTAACCATTCCTCTGCCTTATCTGTTATTACTGACTCTTTAGAAAACTTTATACAAGCTTTACCAAAGTCAGTATCTTGAGGTGTCAAGAATGCAGGTATAGGGTATGCTCTTCCACGGTAATCGAAAGACCACGGCACGAACCACTCCTTACCTTTGAATCTTCTAACAGCCTCCATTGTCATTCTTGTACGACATGAACGTCTAAATGCATTAGCGTTCTTATTTCGTACCTCTGCAGCAGCTCTACGGTAACTCTTACGAGCTTCCTTATTATCTGCTATGTCTGGAGGTTTTGGAGGCAGGGGTATGTCAACAATAGGAATAAATTTTCCCACTGATATACCTTGTCGATAAAGCATTTCTGCCATATCTATTATGAAGGGGTTCAAGCGATAACCCACTTTCTGTATCTTATTGAGAAACGCTATTGGTGTTTCCCCCTGTATACACGTGTTATCGCCACGCCTAACCATATCGTGACCACGCATTACCTCATTAAGTAAGTAACCACCTGGTTTTTCACCCCAATCATTAGGTTCAATTAGCATTGGCCATGCAAGTGGTGCAAATAATTCACTTTGAGCCATGATATCATCTTTAATCTCTAGAAATTCAGGAGTAGGAGCTACATAATTAACTCTTTTCCTGCCTTCTTGAGACATTTGACGATAAAACCAATGACTTTCTTGCATGATACAATCTAATAACCATGCTCCAAGCTTAACTCTATTAGATCGACCCCAAGCTTTCCACGGTTCCACACCATAACGATTCATTAATGTCTGAATCACTACGATTTTTTGTTTGGTTCCTATGGATTTATGCCAGTAGTTTTTCTTTAGAGTTGTTAATAAAGCAGGTACATTTTTTTCATAGTACCTCATTTGACATTCATCTTCCAGACCATTACCTATAGCAGCACATACATTAACTACTGTTTTCTCACTATCTCTGTAACTAAATACCCTATCAAAGGTAATCTTACAGGCAATAGTAGCAGCTGCTAATGGTTCTAAGTCTGCTAAATAGACTTTGATCTCTCTAAATGATTTGCCTGTTGCTCCTTCTTTAATACGATTTGCAGTATCCTTCATACGTTTAATCATTAAAGGGATTAAAACGTCCATAGAAGTTATACCGTATACCGTAGCAGAAGCATATGATCTGTCTTCAAGATTACTTGTGTTATCTCGAAGCCTTTCAATCCCTTTACGGATTTGATCCCTTTCAAACTCAACTTGTTTGCTTATTTGGTCGGGAGTTGGCATAGGTTTCTAGCTCATCGTTTACTTGATCGGTTAATAGTTTACGAATTTCATCGTAATGTGGGTGATCTATATCAAGTAAGTCTAACGCTTGCTGGTAGTAAGTGTAGACTTCACTGTTCGATCTCATAATCATACTCCTGATCATCGTGTAATCCTCTAGGGAATAGGTGGTGGATTTCATCATGGTCACAAACAATAAACTCACTCTCTCCTTTAGCCATAATCTTTCTAACCTTAGCTTCAGCTGCTGAATGTCTTTGATAAACATACTCAGATACTTTACCAGTCTCTAAGTTTGTCTCTCTTATAATAGCAGCTATCGAAGATGGAATCTCCCATCCTGACATTTTCCAGCTCATGAATTGTTCAAATGGCATGGAGATAAAGAAAGCTTCCTCTGCGTCCTTGATTGCTTTCCAGTTATTAGGGTAATAAGGTTTTTTATTAGGCATCGTAAATAGGTTCTACATTTACTAAGTAATCATCGTGTAAGCAAGCTTCTTCATAAGCTTCATAGGCAACTTCATACACATCATAACCTGAGTTAAGTATGAGATCCCTACCACTTTCTAAAGTTACCCTATACTTTGTCATAAGTTCTCCTTACAAGTGGTTTAAGTTTATCAATGGTATCTTGCATCCAGTCTGACCACGGATTACCTAATGGGCAGTCCATGCCTTTATAGAAGCGTCTACGAACTAGACCGTCATAGAATAATTGCGCTTCAGTTTCTGTTAAGGAAACTTTTCTGGCGTCCATGATTGTGAAAAGGCACTGTCATTTGGATGAGTACATATGTACTATATAATACAAACATACTATTGGATTAGTACATTAGTACTACTTTTTTATAAGCACAAAGAAAAAGGACTGGTTAAGTAATACATCTGTACTACTCAGCCAGCCCTCAATTCTAGGAGCTTTAAGGCTAGTTGTAATCTAGGGTTAAGCTGCTTTAAGCTCTTCCCTTTTCTTTTTCACTTCCCTTCTTTGTTTGAGTACATCTTTTAATCTCTTCTCCTCTTCGCTCTGTTTCGATAAGTGGAAGCATTCAATGTGATACTCATCACCACAACTAGAATGTATCAAACTTAATCTAGCTGTCACGGCTTCCATGTTCTCAAAGATACCTAGGACAGTAGGTCTACCGTCATAACAATCAATAGAACTTAGAGTGAAATATTCAGGGTGAGTTGAACAAGACATTAAAAGAAAACTCCATAAGTAAAGATCAATACTAACAAATAAATTAATATTTGTTGTTGTTGTTTAAGATCATCATTTTCTTTTCCCCATGTCAAAGCATCAGAGAGAAGGTGATCATAGTTTTTTTCCTTAGCTTCAATTATTTTTATTAATGAAGCTTTTGTTTTTGATTGATAGTTAGCGGTTGGCATAACGTGAATCTGTCCAAATAGGTTTAATTTGTTTAACAAGTTTTAATTCTTGTTTCTGTCTTATTGCTTCAATCTTTGCAGCTTTAGGAAATAAAACTGTTGGTGATTGATAAGAAATAAAAGACATAATAATTAAGCTTGAACAGGTTTTAATTCAACCAAAGAATCAAGGAAAGTTTGTGATACTTTCTCAGCTGTCACACCTTCAAGCCATTGGTTAATATGTCTTGAAGTTGTTTGGCTCCAGCTTGTAGAGGTCCTTACATAGCCTCTATCTGGCAAGTTAGCCGCTACTGGTGTTTGATAACTGAAAAAGATCTCAAGACCATTTAAAAAACTAATTACAGTTTTATTTGATCCTAATGGGATTAGTTTCATTTAAGAAATCTATAAGGTGAAGGAATAGGTAGAATTACTCTACCTAATAGTCAGAGCTTGGAGTTGAACCAAGCTTTAAAACCCACTGACTAGTAAGAATAAGACTCGATTTCATCAGTAAGAAAGTCATATTCTTGTATACTGATGTTCTCATTCTTAATGATTTCTTCACATAATGCAGCATAGGCACTATCTGAAAGATCAATCATTTCTCTTTCTATAGCTTCGAGATGGTCGGCTGTTGGCTCAAGGTCTCTAGCTATATCTAGGGCTCTTTCTTTCTTAGTTTGAGAAAAAAATAAACCCTTGAGAAATTGGAATACTATTTTCATAGTTGAAATAGTTTAATAAGTGGATAGAAAAGGCTTTACCCCTTTCATAATGTACTATACACGATTTCCTAGAAAAAACAATGGTTCTTGTGCCACTTTTTCAACTGGTTTTATCGTGTCCTATCTCATCTATATATAAATGAT